TGGCTTGTGCCTTCTGTGCCACCTGAGTCAATACGCATTGTTTGCAGCGTCGAGCTAAACGGTAAGCCAATGTGCGCTTTTGTAGTTGATCTATTCAGAGTGATTGACCCAGAAGATACCGTGACGTTTGGGTGAACAGACCCGTTAGCCATGACGCTCAGTGTTTCGCCCTCAAGGTGATCTAAGCCACTAATTGTAGTTGCGGCTGTGCCAGAATATGTCAAACCGCTATCAACAAAGAACGCATCTTCAATATCAGAGCCAAAATCAATCGGCTTCATGCGCTCAACATATCGAACTTCTGACCCGTCGATTGTTCTGCGAACCACAATATAAACCTCGTCCTCATCAGAAGAACCAGGAATAGACGCAACACTTTCGACAAACCCATAGTCTTGGCTGCTTGATGTGCCACCAATAACGTGTTCGTGCCAAGCAATAACCTCTTCCTCTCGCCGATAGGTCATGCCCACAAACTTCCCATCTTCTAGCACACACCACACAATGTTGTCTGGCTCTTGCTGAAATGCGATTTCTTTAATAAGCCCTTCGGTAATATGTTCAGCAAGCAGCGTCATATCTGGTGCGACATACGAGTCTGTGTTGAAGTTATACACAAGCTCGCGCATCTTTCTTTTGGCCCGCTGAACAAACAGGGCGACATCGCCCGTTGTAATCGGTTGAATGTTTGCCGATCCATAGCTCGCTTGACGCTTAATTTGCGTATTGGTTGGGCTGATTGGCGCGTCAACAGAGCCAGCTCGAACAGCAAACTCGCCACCAGATGTGCCAACAAGAAGAACGCGGGAACTTGTTAAGTACCGAATAACGTTTACTTGGTTCGATCCAATGGTGTATGTCAGCGCGTCATCATCATCAGTGCCTTGAGTAAAGTTTGTGTAGTCTCCCGCGACACTAAAGAACAATGTTTGTGGATTGTTTGTCGTGTTTGCAAAAACAAGGCGTTGCTCAAAAAATGATACGCATGATGGATAGCCAGTGCTTTCTGAAAACGCACCAAGCTGATATTCGTCGTCAGCAACTAGGTCTCCAGAAATTGTAACGGAGCTTCCCGCCGATTCATTAACAAGGTCACCAGATGGTGCAATTAGCAAGGTATCTGCCGTAACACTTACAATCAGCAATCCAGAATCGTTGTTACCGCCATTGCTTGCCCCAGACACTGAAATCTTCATGCCCGACTCAAACCCAGCATTTAAGAATCCGCCAGCAGAGTCTGTAATCCTGTCGTTATGCTCAAGCCCTGTGCTGTCTGGGTCTCCCTCAAAGAACGCAATCGTTGATGCCGTGTAGCTTGGCATAAGCTCGTCTCTGAAGTCTTGGTTTTCCACAACCGTAGCCGTAACCTGTGTGGCTGAAGTATATGCGGTAATTTTCACATACCCGTTGTGAACTTTAACGATTCTGCCCACATCGGTGCTGGCAAAAGTGTTTTCGCTCGCCGTAACCGTTACTGAGCCAGTTCTTGCGCTTGCCGTAAGCGTCGATCCATCAAAGACAGGATCAAGTAATGGGCCTCTTCGGAAGTCTACCTCCGTTACCGTCCATGCATCGTGATCTGTTCTTGTGATCTGCTGTGGTGGATGGTTCGGGTGTACGATAAACATGATGTCTGCTGACTGTGCAAACTTTAACTCCGAAAGCTCCGTGTGTGCATATGGAGTGGTCACTTCGACAATATCATCTGACCCATCAACGACGATGCCACCATTCCGGTAAATGCGGAAAACTTCGTCGCCGAACTCAAGAACGTAGGCTTGTTCAACATTAAACTCGAAAGGAATCAGCCGGACATTCTTTGTGCTGTCTTTGACTTCAGAAATAAACTCAGTGCCAGGTCTGCGCGTTGCACCGCCATGCGGATGCACGAGGAAATTCTGTAATGTTTTACAGCCGTTGAAGTACTTTGAAAGATCAGTTCTTCCATCTAATCTTGGAGAAAGCTCACCCGCAGTGAAGTTGGTGAACGCCGCGCTTGCTTTCGCCATTTAGAACCTCGCACGAATAAAGGTGTCTGCCTCGATACCGCCTGAGTCTGTAACGCTTGTGATGCTTGCAGGAGTCCCCTCTGTCGCATCTACGAATCTTGCCTCTCGCAACTTGTCTTGGTAAGACGCTCGCATTTCTTGTGCAAGGCTGTTCGACCCCACAAGCGGATACGAAATGTCTGCCGCAAGCGCAGCAGCTATCGACTCAATGAGCAACATGTCGTATTGGTTTGTATCAACGACTCTACCGACATACATCAAGTTAATGGTGTCTTCGTTACAAAGAATCTTGCGACCCTCTACTCGATGAATGATGTCGTGAAAATCAAGGCTTAAAACTCGCAAGCAATAAGGATCAGTGGGTAATGTAAATGCATTATCAAACTCAAAAGCGGGAGACTCAGAGTCTGGGCTTAATGATCTGCGCGTGACCAGGCAATTCCATGGGTGCGCTCTAAATACAGAGTCCCTAACAAACGGGTATCGCTGGTTACAAATGCGCCCCGTCTTACTGTCTTCAGTTAGACTGATGATGTTTGAAGCACCAATTTGGTTTAGTGCGCTGTTACAAATATCAACGACAGATGTCATTAGTGCAGACTCAACTCCAATCCGCCAGCAGCAAGCTCAACGTCGCCCACGCAAACAGAACCATCCATGAGGAAAAGGTGAGCAAACTCGCCAGCCGCTTCCTCGCTTTCAAAACCGTCAACAGATATTAAAACAGAAAATGAGTCGTCTTCACACTCTGCTAGATGTACTGAGAATCCAGAATTATCCATGCGGTTATCCTTGAGATGAGTTAAAAAAGGCGGGGTTGCCCCCGCCCGTTTTGAGCTATCAGTCTACAACGTAGAACATGACAAGTTCGATTGTGCCAGTACCAGCCGCATTGAGCATTGTTGCTGTAACAACGTACTCGTTGTTGCTGAGGTCTTGGTCAATATCAACTTCGGTGTTTGCTCCGAGAGCAAGCGTAGCCGCGACATTAGCGCGTCCAGCAGAAGTTGTTGCAGTCTCACCCAAAAACTCGTCTGGGTCAGCATCAACGGCTGTTCCAGCAGAGTTTGTGTAGGCCGCGTGACCAATAGAAATGTCTGTGTTTGCGCCAAGCGCGTCAAAGTAAACGTATCCATCTACAACACGCGCGCCGTGTGGTAGAGAAAACATTTCAATAACGTCGTCAGCAGCTAAAGCAGACGCTTCGTACACGCCACGAGCAACGCGCACGTTGCCGCCAAGCTGGTTGGCTTGTACAAACTCAGCAGGATCGTCCTGAGTCAAGTCTGTGCGTACATCAGAATATACAGTTGCCATGATTCAGTTCTCCTTTATGCGTCTTCGTCACAGTCAATCTGAACAACTTTGGCTTCTTCCATACGGGTTGCACCAAATGTTGCACAGTAATAGACCTGTGTTGAGTAAGACTTGTCAGCGCGCTCTTCAACGCGGGCCATAACATCTTTGCCGACAGCCAGCTTGATGCCATCCATTGCCCATGCAAAGCATGAACGAACGTTTGTTGAAGCATCTAAGCCAAGACGAGTAGACACGATGAAGTTAAAGCCCATGAACGTGTTGATCTCACCCTGCACCAATGCCTTGACCGTGTTGAAGTCTGAGCTTGTTACAGTTGTTGAGTTTAACAACGCCTCGATCTGAGCTGGGCTAACAGCAATGTAGCGAGGGATTGATGGATCAACAGAGTTTAAGTCCAAAATCTTCTTCGCTTCAATCAGCTTTGCAAGCGTCATGTCTGTGCCACCGGCAGCGATCTGGTTGTTTGAGTCAAACGCCGTTGACGTTGATCCAGACTTGCCAGTCTTTGAAGTACCTAACGCGGCTTCGATGATTGAATCATCCATTGCGCGGCCCATCGCAGCAGCAGCCGCTTGAGCATAGGTTGATGTTGGGTCGATCAACATGCGAACTTTATCCGCGTCGTCAATCAGGTCTGCCCACTCATAAGTGTCCATGGTAACCATGCGACGTGAGTGAGGTGTTTCGATCAGTGGAGTGTCGCCATGGCGTGAAGTACGCTTGATAGCGGCAACAGAACCTACCTGGTCAAAGAAGGCTTTTTCACCAGTTACGGCCTCTTCAGAAACCGCATTACGCATCAATGAGCCACGCTGCTGTGAAAGCAACTGGACATTGCTGCTAAACTGCTGAACAAACGCAGTCGTAATTTGAGTTGACATAATATGTCTCCTTAACAGCTAAATTTACAGTTGTTTCGTTTCCCCGATTATTCGGAACGAGAAAAGTACGTTTTATGGTACGCAACCAGCAGGGGCTTATGCTTGTCCTGTCTTGATTGTCTTAGATGTTGGCGGGCCAAGGCTTGTCGCCGACTAAGACAGATAGCGTTATTCTAAGCCGAAACCTAGAATAACACCAATTCTTATTTTACATCTGCGCCGCTTCGCGGTACTTCAGTACTTCGTTGACAAAATACTGATGCTCTGGGTGTCTAGCGTCCCAGTATGGCGAGTTCTTTTCGGTTAGCTCCCGAACCTTATCCATCGCGCTATCAGGTGTAAGTGCACCACTTGTACGCACACCCTCTAACGAATCCTCGCCAACACGCTCTGTAATGTATGTTCCCACATTTGCTAACAGGCGAATGACCTCTGGGTTGTCGCCAAGAAGCGTGCCATCTGCCAACTGAATCTCAGCAATATCTGGGTTGCTAAACTCAGACAATACGCCATTAGCTATTGCTAATTTGTCGTCAAATGCTTGTCCAAACTCGCTACGCAACTCTTGCTCAACATTTGCCACTTTCATTTCAGCTTCTTGCGATGTCATGTTAAGCGACTCGCCGGTAAGCTGGTTGTAAGCATCGAGCATTACCTGGGCTTGCTGCGGGGTCATGCCAGCTTTGTGGGCGGTTTCTGAAAACCAACCAAGCATGCCCTCATCAGCCTCAACGCCTTCTGGAAGTGACTCTAGGCTCAAGTTGTAGTTTTCTGGGCTTTCGGGGCGACCGATCCGAGTATAAAACTCATTCCACTCGTCGTCTGTTGCGCTCCTTCCAGGGATCACAACCTTGTCTGCGCCGATCATTTGTTGGGCGTGTACATATGATTTTGCCAACGCGCCAATGTCATTGATGTGCGACAAAGACTTGTGATCTCTAATTTCTTCTGGAATGGCAGTGCGCCAATCTTCAGTGCTTACTCCAGACTGAGCTACCTCTTCTTGTGCAAAATCTTGCGCTTCAGAGACTTCAGTTACCTGTTCTTCACTCATTGATATGTTCCTTTATTTGCTCTGGGATTTCTGCCAGCATGGATTGAATAAACAACACTACCGTGCGCTGACCTTCACGATAGGCTGTATCTGTTGGCTCAGTCGAATACACTGACGCATT